GACGATGCGGCNGGAGGTGGCGTAATGCACTCCCGCCCGCCCGTGATAGCCTGCCCGGATGTCCCGCCGCTGCCCCGTCTCCGGGCTCGCCGAGCTCACGGCCGCCGAGGTGCGCGCGCTCCGGGCTCAGATCGACGAGGCTTACTTTCGGGCGGCCGAGCGGGCGTCGGATCGGGAGTCGGGGCTTTGTCCGAGGCATCCGGAGTGCTATAGTGTTAGACAGGTTACACACCTAAACGCGCGCACGCGAGATGATGGCGATGAAGTGGAGTGACGACAGGCGACAGAGGTTCCTCGAGGCCCTCGACGAGAGCGGCGTGGTCCAGTACGCATGCGACGCGGCGGGCATGTCTCGGGCAAGGATGTACCAGCTCCGGCGCGAGGATCACGACTTCGCCGAGGAGTGGGACTCGGCCATCGAGCGCAGCGTCGATCGCATCGAGCAGCGCGCGATCAACATGGCTGCCCACGGCTGGGATGAGCCGGTGTTCGGTCGCGTGGCCAGGGACACAGACGCTCAGATCGGCACCGTGCGCAAGTACGACACGGGGTTAATGCGATTCATCCTCCAGCGCAGGCGTCCCGAGCGCTACAGCGAGAAGCTCCAGATCGACAACCGCGTCACGAAGGGCGACTCGGAGCATGTCGATCTGTCCAGGCTCGACGATGAGGAGCTCGCGGTGTGGGAGCGGTTGCTCGACAAGGCCGCCGTCGATGAAGGCACCGAGCCGGCGCAGGATTAAGGCAGAGCGCGCGCGCCGCTCCCTAGCCGAATTCGTCCGCCACGGCTGGCAAGCGCTCGAGCCGGGAATCGAGCTGGCCTGGAACTGGCACATCCCGTTCCTGTGTGACCACATCCAGGCCGTGCTCGAGGACTGGATGAAGCGTCAGCTCGATCCCGTCTACGTGCAGCGCTGCCGGAATCTGCTCATCAACGTGCCGCCGGGCACCGCCAAGAGCCGCATCACGTCCGTGTTCGCCCCCGCATGGATGTGGCTGCACTGGCCGTCATGGCGCGTGTTGTGCTTGTCTGCGAACCCCGACATCGCTCTCCGCGACGGCGACCTGAGCAAGCAGCTCATCGAGTCCGAGTGGTATCGCGAATGGTTCGAGCCCGAGTGGGAGGTTCGGCAAGACCAGGAGGCGAAGTCGAACTACGGCAACACCGCTCGCGGCCAGCGCATAAGCAAGGGTATCCGCGCCAAGATCATCGGCGTTCGTACCGACGCGATCATCGTGGACGACCCGAACGACATGAAGGAGGTGCATTCGGAGGCGATCCGCAAGTCGGTCAACTACAGCTGGGACCACGCCATCGCCAACCGCGTCAACGACCTCCGCTCGAGCGTGCGCATCGGCATCATGCAGCGAGGCCACGAGAACGACTGGAGCGGCCACGTGCTCGACAAGGGCGGATGGGAGCATATNTGCATCCCGATGGAATTCGAGCCCGAGCGCGCCGCGGAGACGTTTCTCGGGCAGCGTGACCCGCGCACCGAGCCCGGAGAGATCCTGCACCCCGAACGATTCACGCCGGAGGTGCTCGCCGATGAGGTTCGCAGGGGCAGCTTTTACTACGCGGGACAGTTCCAGCAGCGCCCCGTGCCTGCGGGCGGCGGGCTGTTTCGCCGCGACTGGTTCGGCTTCGTCGAGCCTGACGAGCTGCCGAAGTTCGACGAGGTGACGCTGTCGCTCGACTGCGCGAGCAAGAAGACCACCGACGGCAGCAACACCGCGATCCTCGCGATGGGCGCCAAGGGTCCGCGCCGCTACGTGCTCGAATGCATCGCCGGGCACTGGACGCAGCGCGAGACGGCCGAGAGGGCGCTCAGGATGCGCGAGAAATGGGGCGCCGGCAAAGTGCTCGTGGAGGATAAGGCGGCCGGCCCTGGCGTCGTGGAGGCGCTCAAGGAGGTGATCACGGGCGTGGTATCGGTGCAGGTCGCGCCGGGGGAGTCGAAGGAGTCGCGCGCGATGGCGGTGCAGCCCGACGTCGAGGCCGGGGACGTGGCCTTGCTTCGAGGCCAGTGGAACGACGAGTTTTTGCACGAGCTCTGCACGTTCCCTCTCGGCGTGCGTGATGACCGCGTGGACGCGTTTACCCAGGCGACGAACCACCTGCGCGGCGGGGCGTCGGCGCTGGCGCTGTTTAAGGCGATGGCGAGCTAGCATAAGCTAGCTTTACGGCCCGCCCACCCCCTGCGCACGCTACCTGCAATGGCAGAGCAGGCGAAACGCAGGGACTCATCAGGCAAGTGGGTTAAGGGCGTAAGCGGAAATCCGGCCGGCTCGCGCAAGACGAAGGCGCCGCAAGTCCGCGAAGATGGCTATGTAAACCTCGTCACGCGGCTGGGCACCGGGCGCGACCTGCGCACGCACGGCAGGCACGTCACCGATCCGGTGTCGGACGAGTACGCGCTCGAGCTTTGGCGTGGCGACGACATCGCGGCGCGCATCATCGAGGAGATCGTCGAGGACGCGCTGAGGCCCGGATACGAACTCAAGATCGGCGACGGCAAAGACGGCGACAAGGAGCGACAAGAGCGCACCATCGGCAAGATGCAGGACCTCGAGTCCGCGGAGAAGGTCGGCACCGCGGGCAAGTACGAGCGTGCATTCGGCGGCGGCGCGGTGCTGCTCGGGGTGCCGGACAACGAGGACCTCGGCAAGCCCATCGACGAGGAAAGCCGCCGCGGGGTCCGGTTTCTCACCGAGTTCGAGCCGCGCGAGCTGACGCCCCGCTACTGGTATAGCGATCCGAAGCACCCGAAGTTTGGCAAGGTCGAGATATACAACCTCGTGGCGCACGCGCAGGGCATGGGCCGGGCGGGCTCGCCGACCGCGGTGCATCAGCCGATCCACGAGTCGCGGCTGCTCATCTTCCCCGGCATCAAGGTTTCGCGCCATCAGCAGTCACTGCGCCACGGCTGGGGCGACTCGGTGCTCACCCGCGTGCATCACGTGGTCCGGGATTTCGGCCAGTCGTGGGAGTCCGTCTCGGCGATCCTGCAAAACTTCTCGCAGGCCATTCTCAAGATTCACGACCTAGCCCGCGTGCTGTCGATGGGCGCCGAGGGCGAGAAGGCGGCGACACGCAAGCTCGAGATGATCGACATGGCGCGGTCGCTCCAGCGCATGATCCCCATCGACTCGCAGGACGAGTTCCAGTGGTCCACGATGACGCTCTCGGGCATCCCCGAGATTCTCGACCGCATCGCCTACCGCACGACCGCGGCGGCGCAGATGCCGGTGACGAAGCTGCTCGGGCGCGCGCCGGCCGGCATGAACGCCACCGGCGAGAGCGACATGCGCCAGTGGTACGACCGCGTGGACGCATACCGTGAGCAGAAGATCCGTCCGGCCCTCGAGCGCATCGCCAAGTTCGTGATGCAGGAGGACGGCGGCGAGCCCGACTCGTGGGCGATCGAGTTCCCGTCGCTGTGGCAGCCGAGCGACAAGGAGCGCGCCGAGACGCACCTCACGCAGGCTCAGGCCGATGCCATCTACATCGACCGCGGGGCCTCGGTGCTCGACGTGCTGCGCTCGCGCTTCGGGGGCGACGAGTACACGCTGAATACGCAGCTCGACATGGAGGCGCTCGAGCTTATTGAGCGCGGGTTCGATGGCGAGTAGCGCCCGCGAACGCCGCCAGCGCGCCGCCGAAATCATCCGCGCCCGGCGCGAGGCCATGTCCCGGCGCGTCCGCCGTCGCCGCATGCCGCCCCAGCAGGAGCCCCGCGGCATCATTCGCGACTACATGCGAGCGCTCTTTGGCCTGCTACGGGATCTGCGCGAGACGCTCGACCCGCTGCTCGAGGAGGTGCCACGCCTGGTCGAGTCGGCCAAGGCTGAGCGCGGCGACGATGCGCGCCTCGACCGGCTCGAGGGCCGACGCGTGCAGCAGCTCATTGACGAGGCGATGCAGCGCTTTTGGCGCGAGCACGACGAGCGCGGGATCGAGCGCCTGGTCGAAGACTTCGCCACGCGCGTCGAGCGACATCAGCGCGCCCAGCTTCTGCGTCAGCTTCGCGCCGCGATGGGCGTGGACGTGCCGCTGTTCCCCGAGAGCGTGCCGGCGCTCGTCGAGGGCTTCACGAGCGAGAACGTGTCGCTCATCCGCAAGCTCACCCGAGAGGCTTACGGCGACGTGGAGAGCATGGTCACGCGAGGCTTGCAGGAGGGCGTGACGCCGCAGCAGCTAACGAGGAGCGTGCGCCAGCGCGTCACCGAGACGTATCGGAATCGAGCCCGCACCATNGCCCGGGACCAGATGGGCAAGCTGTCGGGGCAGATCAACGAGCGACAGCAGGAGTCGCTCGGCGTCACCGAGTACGAATGGAACACGACCATCGATGGGCGCGAGCGCGAGGAGCACCGCGAGCGACACGGGCAGCGCTTCAAGTGGCGCAAGCCGCCCGATGGCGGGCACCCGGGATCTGAGGTGCAGTGCCGGTGCTGGGCAGCGCCGGTGCTCGACGGCCTGATGCGGCGCGTCGGGATCGAGTCTTAGTCGTTGGCGGCGTGCGCCATCTGCGGCACTTCAAGCTCGCACGGCGTATCGAGCCCGAGCGACTTGCGCATCACGAAGCGGATGAGCGCCTGGCACGTCATGTTGTTGCGCTCGGCCGCGGTCTCAAATTCGAGTTTTTCCTGCTCCGAGACGCGCAGGAAGATGCCCATATCGCGTTTCCCGTACATGTTTTGTGTATAGCATTCGATAGCGTGTCCGGATAGCAGATTATCAAAGGATATCTTACGTTAGCTCGGGCGTAGGGCGCATCGTTTTGGCGTGGCCTTCCGCGTAGACTTCGCCGGCCCCGGCTCGCTCCAGCCGCCCGAGCGACTGCCTGACGGACGCATCCGCGCCGACGGCATCATCACGCGGACGGGCGTCTTTGTGTACCGTGACTCCGAAGGGGGAGAGCGTCGCGAGTACCGGCCGCCCGAGGAGGTCTTCGACGAGGAGAGCTTGCGGAGCTTCCAGCTCGCGCCCCTCACGAGCGACCACCCGGCTGAGATGCTCAGCATCGAGAACGTGCGCAAGCATCGTATCGGGCAGGTCGGCGAGACCGTGAAGCGAGACGGCGAGCATATCGCCGCCCACATGGTCATCGAGGACGCCGACACCATCCGCCGGCTTGAGCAGGGCAAAGACCAGCTCTCGGCCGGCTACACCGCGGACATCGACGACAAACCCGGCGTGACTCCGGGCGGCGAGCGCTACGACGCGGTGCAACGAAACATTCGCGCGAACCACGTCGCGATCGTGGACGTGGCGCGGGCCGGCCCCTCGGCTCGCATTCGCATGGACGACGGCGCCGTGATGGTCGCCGACAAACCAGCGGCGCAGGTGCGTCGCGATGAGGTGAGGATGACCACCAAAGTCCGAATCGACGGCGTGGACTTCGAGGTGCCCGAGACGGCAGCTCAGGCGATCCAGCGCCAGCAAGAGAAGCACGACGCCGCGGTGGCCGAGGCCACGTCGCGCGCCGACAAGCTCGAGGCCGAGCGCGATTCCGAGAAGGCTCGCGCAGACAAGGCCGAGCAGGCTCGCAAGGACGCCGAGGACGGCATCGCCGAGAAGGTCTCGCAGCGGCTCGAGGTCATCACAAAGGCCACGAGGCTTGCCTCGAAGCTCGACGCCTCCGAGCTCGCCCGCATGGATAGCGACCGAGCAATCCAGGAGCGAGCGCTCAAGGAGGCCAACATCGAGATTCCCGAGGGCAAGCCCGACGCCTACGTCGAGGCTCGCTTCGACGGCGCGCTCGAGGACGCTCCGGTGGCGGCTCTCGCGACCGTCCGCGAGGGGGCCGAGGCCCCGCGCACCGATGCCAACGATTCACCGGCCATCACCGCCTACGAGCAGATGGTCGCTCGCAACCGCGGGCTCGCCGCGAAGGAGGCGTAACCGATGGCCAAGCAAACCAGCGTTTCGCAGTTCCCGGGCAAGGCGCTCGAGGGTCAGATCTCGGACCTGTGCCCGAGCTACCAGCGCTCAATGGTCAACGCCGACGAGGTGGGCATCGGGTTCGGCCGGATGGTCGCCTACTCGGATGACGAGGGCAACGAGGCCGACCTGCTGGACGCCGCCGCCGACGAGCTCGCCGGCATCACCATCCACGGGCACGCCTACCACATCGACAGCGAGCTCAACAGCGACGACGAGCTCAAGCCCGGCACCGTGATGGACGTGCTCAAGTTCGGGGTGGTCACGGTGTTCCCGGAGACAACGGTGGACCCGACCGACCCGGTCCACGTCCGCCACTCCGGCAGCGGCAAGCAGGGCGGCTTCCGCAACGCGGGCGTCAACGACGAGACCATCGACATCTCGAGCTTCGCTCGCTGGCAGACCAAGGCCGGCGCGGACGAGCCCGCCGAGCTTTTCATCAACATGGCCGGCGCGGGCGGCGCGGTTGCCGATACCGAGTAACGGGGGACACGCAGCATGACCACCAATCTCGCACTTACGCAGCAGGAGCGGCGTCTCATTCAGGACGCCTACCGCATCGACGGCAACCTGCTCCGACTCGACAGCGACCAGACGGCGCGGCTCAAACGCGAGCTCGAGGCCATCGACGCCGAGGCGTACCGTATCGAATACGGGCAGCTCAAGGCGCGCAACCTCGTCCCTCTCCAGCCGAACATCCCCGACTGGGCGCGGCAGTACACCTGGCGCATGTTCGATCACACCGGCAAGCCGCGGGTGATCGGCAACAAGGCCAAGGATCTGCCCACGGTCAACGTGAAGGCCGAGGAGGAGAGCAAGAACATCTACACGCTCGGGCAGGCCGCCGAGTGGGATCGCGAGGAGGTCCGCGCGGCGCTCTACAACGGGCAGCCGATCGACGGTGAGCTCGCCATCGCGGCGCGCGACACCATCGAGCGAGAGATCGACGACATCCTCGCGGTCGGACACAGCGGCCCGGACATGGACGGCATCCTCACGCTGTCCACGTCGGACGTGACCACGTACACCCCGGCGGACAAGGACGGCGGATCGAGCTCGCCCAACTGGTTCAACGGCAGCGGCAATCTCATCGCGACCGCCGAGGAGATGGCCGACGACGTGCTCGGCCTGGTCGATGCCGTGGTCGATGCGACCGACGAGCTTTACACCGGCTTCGTCGTCGTGCTGCCGCTGGCGCACTACCGGGCGCTCCAGCGCACGCCGAAGGGTGACAACGCCGACCGCACGGTGCTGCGCTACATCCAGGAAAACGGCGACAACATCAGCCGAATCGTGCCCTGGAGCAAGTGCAAGAACGTCGCGGGCTCGAGCGACGAGAACCGCATGGCTTGCTGGCCGGACGGCAATCGCCGCGTGGTCGCCGGCATCGTCCCGATGGAGTTCACGCCGCTCGAGGTGCAGATGCAGGGGCTCGCGTACATCCGACCCTACATCGCCAAGACGGCCGGCGTGGTCGCTCGCTACCCGGTGGCAATCGGATACGCGGACGACATCTAGGCACCGCCAGCTTGCAGCCGCCGCAGCCCAGCGCTCGGCGGCTGCGTGAAGGCGATGGCTATCACTTGGACAGACGTCGAGACCATCGCGCCAGCGCTCTCTGAGGTATCACAGGAGGCCCAAGACGCGATCCTCGACTACGTGAACGACACCGCGGGGCATGACCTCGCGTTGACGTATCTCGCGGCGCACCACGGGCAGAAGGTCATCGACGGCCCGGGCGGCGCTGCGGCTGCGGTCCAGTCCGAGCAGGTCGGCCCGCTGCGCGTTACCTACGCCGTGTCATCCGTCTCCGACGACGACCTCGAATCGACGACGTGGGGCCGCCTGTACAAGAGCATCGCCTACCAGTCTCATCGCCTGCCGGTGGTGCTGCCGTGAGCTTCAACTACGCCGCATCCGCCGAGACCGCGCGCCGGCTGGTCGAGAACTTCGGCAAGCCGGTGAAGCTCGTGCGCCGCGACACCGCTGCGGCCGCAAGCGACCGGCCGTGGGAGGGTAACTCCACGCTCGACAGCGAGCGCACGGTCCAAGCTGTATTCGTCTCGGATTCCGGCCTAGGCAACGAGGTGGTCTCGCGCATGCGTCGCTCCATCCGTGGCGGCGAGACGCGGCGATCGGTACTCGTGGCGGCGGCCGATCCGGGATGGGAGTCCGGCGACAAGCCCGAGATGTTCGACGAGCTGCACGATGGCGATGACGTGTGGGGCGTCTCGCTGTTCGACGGACTCGACCCCGCCGGCACGCCGATCCTTTACGACTACACCATCGAGGCTAGCCGATGACGCCGCTCGCTGCATACGACGCGGTGGCGGCCATGTTTTGGGATGCCTGGAAGGCCGACGCGCGCACGTCCAGCGTCCCGGTGGACTGGCCCGAGCTGGAGCAGGAGAACGTACCGCCGGCAGACGATAGGGAGTTCGCGCGCTTCACGATGAGCCACTCGACCGGCGGCCAGCGCAGCGTCGGCAGCGCGTCGGGCGCCCACCTGCACGAGCACGGCGGCACCGTCATCATCCAGGTTTTCGGCGCGCGCTCGAGCGGCAAGACGGCCAACCGCGCGGCCTACGAGCTTGCGCAGGTCGCATACAGGGCGTTTGCAGGCAAGGCCGCAGGCGGCGCCTGGTTCCGGGATGTGCGCGTCGTCGATGTCGGCGCAGACGGCCATCGCTATCAGATCAACGTGAACGCGCCGTTTCAGCATGACCAGGCGCTAGGTGCAGCATGACGAAAAAGCTCTCCATCCCCAGCCGCGAAACCGGCCACCGATACGCCGTCGAGGAGACGCGCGGCAACCTGCCCGCTTCGCCCGAGTGGCTCCAGTACTCGCCCACGTCGTCGAGCACGTTCGGCCGCGAGAACGAGACCGCTGAGTCTCAACAGATGACGAGCGACCGCATGGACCGCAAGCCGGCCGTGGTGTCGTATCGCGTCAACTCCGACGTGCCGCTCGAGCTGAGCAACTCGCAGGACGTGATCGACTTCCTGCGCTCGGTCATGTTCGCGCAGTTCCGCAGAAAGGACGAGGTCGAGGTCACGGCGGCCACGTCCACGGGTGACGAGTTC